AATGTTATGTATACAGTAGAGGAAGGAATGAATCTGAAATGGGAAAACTGGAGCTAAATAAAAAGAAGAAAAAAGATGCTCTTTTCAACACTGCCTTTGAACTTTTTACGACGAAGGGACTTACCAAAACTACAATTTCAGATATTGTAGATCAGGCCGGGGTTGCCAAGGGGACTTTTTACCTCTATTTTAAGGACAAATATGATATCCGGAATAAACTGGTTTCCCACAAGACCGGAGAATTGTTTTTCCGGGCCCATGAGGCTGTACAGAATGCACATATCAGCGAATTTGACAGGCAGGTACATTTTATTATAGATTACATTCTTACTGAGTTGAATAAAGACCGTACTCTCCTGCTGTTTATTTCAAAGAATCTTGCCTGGGGTGTCTTCAAGGGTGCTTTTGAGGAAAAAATGCCTGACGACGAATATAATTTTTATCAGTCCTATCTGGATATGCTTGCTCAAAGCGGACTACATTATAAAAATCCGGAACTGATGCTCTTTACGATCATTGAGCTGGTAGGTTCCACCTGCTACAGCTGCATTCTGTATCAGCAGCCTGTGTCTCTGGCTGAGTACCGTCCTTATCTGCACAGGACTATTTCAGGAATTATGGAAACTTTTTCACAGGATCATACTACATGTGAAGTTTTGTCTTCCGACACCAAAACACATGTGGACCATACAGCATAATCACTATGCAACCCTCATAAATGATACATTTAAAAAGATTGCTGTAAAAAAGGCAAGCCTCCGGAGGTTTGTCTTTTTTATAATTTATAGGTTTCCAGATCATCAGGAATCCAGAGATTTCCTTTATAATACTGTCTGCCTTCTTCTGTGTAGAGCTCCTTTCGTCTGGAAATATTTTTATCCTCTGTATGATACAGAATCAGATTCTCTGCTTCCAGTTTCTGTGCCAGCTCACAGGCATCCTTTACAGTAGAATGATGTTTCTCATATGGTTTGAATTTATCTGCCTGAGAGAACAGACAGAATGCTTCATGAAGAAGCCATGTGCTGTTTTGGGCATATTTCTGTTCACATTCATTATATGGCTCATCTCCACAACAGGTCAGCTTCTTTCCCTCTGCGTACTCCATGGAGAACCCAAACTGTTTTGCCTTTGTAGACAGAATATCAAAAAATGTCACCCTGTGTCCCAGAATCGTTCTATCTTCTCCGTCCTTTACTTCTTCCAGATGGACTTTGTCTCCGATAAATTTCGTTTCCTTTGGTGTGAGAAGCATCTCTGCCATCTGTTTCAGCAGGCTGATCACTTCATCATGTCCATAGATAGTCACTTCACCGCCAAACTGTCCTCTTGCCATTCCCTGACAATACATACGAAGCATCCAGATGATTCCAAGCAGATGATCGATGTGTTTATGTGTCACAAATATAGTGCTGATTTCTTTCCAGCTGATTCCTGCGTCCTCCAGCTGCTTCAGAATTGTGTTTCCGCCACCTCCGTCTATCATAAAATATTCTTTATCTTCATTTAGCGCAAAACAGGTGTTATAGCATTTCGTCACCTTTGCATTTCCGGTTCCCAATATTGTAAGTTTCATCTTTATGTACCTCCCGACTTTCTTTGGATGCTGACACTTAGCAGGCAGCAAATATTTCCTATATATAATAACATATTCGAAAGCAAAAAGAAATCTGTCTGTCAGACGATATGAATCTTCGTTACTGTTCACTCCGTTCACAGTAACTTAGCCAAAATTCATTCCAGATTGCCTGCGGCAATGGAATTTTGGCTTGTATGTCTCGGGATTTTGGCATATTCATGCCAAAACACCTCGCGCGATAGTGGTATGTGAACAGTAACGAATCTTCACTATGGCAATGAAATTTCGACTTGTATGAGCACGGTTTTATGAGCATGACATAAAATATAATGTAAACAGTTTTCAGAGAAGGGAATTATATATGGAAAATTATCGGATGGGATGTTCCGGCAACCGCCCTTATAACCGTACCTGCGGTATGAATATGCCTCAGCCTTCAAATAGAAATATGAACAGTTCCGAATGCTCTGTCAGAAACACGACAGGCTGTAGCTGTACTATACTGGGTGTCAAAGAAAAAAAACATGAAATGTTTTCGCATCTTCAGTATCTGGAACCTGCAATGGCATATGTTCCCTGCCAGAAGTTTACAGAGAATTTCCCACTGCAGTATGCATTAAATGCAGGAACCATTTTCCCACAGTTATGCAAACCATTTTGTGGAAAGAGAGGTATTCGAAGATGAAAACAGATTGCTCCCAAAAACAGTTATTAAACCGTATCGATCAGGTCAGTTTCGCAGTCAATGATATGACTCTGTACCTTGACACACATCCCTGTGATGAAAAGGCTCTGACTTACTGTCACGAACTTGTGCAGGAACGAAAAAAGCTATTAAAAGAATACGCCGAAGCATATGGTCCCCTGATTATTGACATTACAGATCAGACCGGAGAATCCATCTGGAAATGGATGGAACAGCCATTCCCATGGGAAAAGGAAGGAGCGTGCAGATAATTTATGTGGAATTATGAAAAAAGGCTTCAATATCCGATCAATATCACACAACCCAATGCCAAAATTGCACAGTATATCATGAGCCAGTACGGTGGCCCATAGTGTAATACCCTATAATATATAAGAAGCGCTGAAGCTGATACAATATCTTATGGGTAAGGGTACTCATTGTACCCATACTCTTTTTTTATTTATATTTACTTTAAATCGCAATTAAATCTTTCCAAGTAGCAGATCCGCAAATACCATCCACTTCCAGAACTTCTTTTCTGGATTCCTGATAAGCTTTCAGAGCGTAAATCGTGTTTGCATCTGCTGTCCATGTAAGTTTCAGGGCTTTGCCGTTTTTGCCTTTAAAGCCTCTGGCTCTTAATATTTCCTGTAAGAGAAGCACAGATGTATTTTTGTCTCCTGCTTTTACTGTCTCTGGGTTAAACATGTAGCTGCCTCCTTCTGGGTTTGTTGTCTTGTCTGTTTCATCTTTATCTGCAGATAAAACAATTGAATAGTCCGGTGTACAGAATTTTGTCCCTGGAAGGTTACTGTTGTAATAACTCTTCTGGCAGACCCCGCCACCATTTGCCACGATACCGGATGCTCCGGAAGTATTTCCCTCAATCGTCCAGAATCTGTCTCCGGCTACTTTTGTTACAAAGCCGGTATGGATAAAGGTACCGCCATGTTTAAAGATAACAATATCTCCAACTTTTGGATTGGCATTCTTTACAAATAAGACGCCTAAGGTTGGGCAGTATACATACGGCCAGTGTTTTAAGAGTTTCTTTGCATTATCCAGACCAAAAGCTTTCATGAAACACCAGGAGATAAACGCTGCGCACCAGGGCTGCCCCTGATAGGATGGTTTTATATCTCTCCAATATTTTGTATAGTTTGCTGATCCGGCATTTCCAGTCTTGCTGTCAAGCTGGCTGTTATTTTTCTTTTCTAGGTACCCGATCTCTGCTTCTGCAATTCCCAGAACTACGTTGATAGCTTCACTCTTTGTCATGACTGTGTTTTCCTTTGCTATATCTTTTGCTTCGTTATAATCTTTGTAAAATACATTTCTATCTACAAGTCCGCTGATGCCTGGTATCTTCGCTTTGCTGGAATACTGCCAGCCCACACCAAAGTCCGGCCGGAGTCGTTCCTGTAAGGTGCCGTTATCTGATGCCGGATAACGTGCAATCCAGAAATCATATTTTTTCAGATGGCTGCAGATTACATTCAGGTACCAATCCACATTGCAATAAATACCAAATTTATATCCCGCTGCCGTGATAATCTTTTCGAATGCTTCTGCCAATTTATGGATCTGTTCAGCTCCAAGGCTTCTCTGATTATTCCATTCCAGATCCAGCCAGACCGGATACTGCAGTTTTCGCCCGTTCAGAACTTCCACGACCTTCTTGGCTTCGCTCTGTATCTCTGCAACTGTCATAGCATAGGAATACTTATATGCCCCAACCGGGATATTGTATTTCCGGCATTCAGAGAAGTTCTGCTCAAAGTAGCTATCTATCACGTTTCCCGCTTCTGTAATCCGCAGGATTGCGAACCCCATGCCGTAATCAGCAACTGTTTTCCAGTCAATTTTCCCTTGCCAGGCAGATACATCAATTCCTCTTATTTCCATGTCCGTCTCCTTTCATAGAGCGAAAAGGGATGGTTTCTCATCCCTTATTCGTCTTTATTTGCCTGTTTTACAATCTGGTTCACGTATGTAGAAAGACCGGCAATCAGTATTCCCTGTGTAATCGCTGTAAAAATTGCCATTGCAATATCCTGTCCGGTACCGCAGGTGCAGGTGGCAAACACATAGATCGCGCAGATTGCAATGCTGATTCCGCCAAGGATAAGCGGGATGTACTTATCCTTTACTGCCTGTGCCTGTTTGAGTGCCATTCCTACGAAATATAAGGCAATAGCTACTACGATGAGTTCCGGTTTTACATAGTTTGTGATCTGTTCCATAATCATTCTCCTTTTCTTTCCAGGTCTTCTATTCTATGATTCGCAACCTTAATATGTTCCTCCTTTCTCCGCCTTAACCGGCGGCTTTTCTTTCGTAATTCATATTCAGAAGAATTATATCCTGTCTCTGGATGAGCAGGCATTTGATTTCTTCTTCTGACATATCACTGGCTTTATGCTGAATTCCATTAATACGGATATTTCTTGTTACCAGTTTTAATTCTGACATCTTCCTCACCTCTTCTTTATGGTATGGGAAATGATATGTATGAGTTACTGTTTATACAAATTTAAGCAGTTTGTCGAACGACTTTCGTTGACTCTCCTCTCATATGCTCTTATCCTGTAAGTACAGAGTAGTGACCTACCCGAGTACATACGATCGGAATGTCCTCAATAGTAAGTTTCAACAACTGTATTGCTTTACAAATATCTATCTGCTTCCATGAACACATTCCATTCATCTTTAGTGACAATATGCGCTCCGACCATCCCATTGCACTTGCGAAGTTCGACTGAGTGTTAAAAATCTCCACGATTCTTCCTCGTAGCTTGTTATAATCGAATGCCAACTTGATACCTCCTTTCCGGTTCAAGCTTTTGAATTATCTGTGTAATATCACGTCGTCCATTTTCTGTCAACATAAAATTCAATTTTTTTAACTTTTATGTTTTTATTATTGAACTTTTGCATAATATGTGTTATAT